TCGCACGAATATCGTTATGGGCAGGACGTGGGACGTGGAGGCGGATGGCAGCATACGTACCATGAAGACAGGTTACAGGCTGGCGCAGTACAACTACGTTAAGATGCAGCCGTCGCCAAGTGGCAGCGTTGAAACGTGGCTTTGGATTGATGGCTTCAAGACTACGGTAAGTAGCTGGGTCAGTGGCGACACGTTGCCATACATCGGGCATGTTGACAATCCGTACAACCCAAGCCAAGACTTGGCGTTTGGTATGCCGAGGCAGCTTTACTTTGCCTTGCCGGATGGACAAGCGGGATTTACGCCATACACCAACAACAACCTATTCAACGTCTACTGGAAGAACTACATCGAAGAAATAGCGAGCAAGGAGGCGATGCAGGTTGAGGCAACCTTCCTGCTGACCGTAAGCGACATCGCGACGCTTGACTTCCGCATCCCGATTTACTGGCACGGCATCAAGTGGCGGCTGCTTGAAATTAAAGATTACAGGATCGGGCAGAACGTCATGTGCCGGGTGACGCTGCGCCGCATCTTAAACCTCGCCGAGTTCAGCGCGCAGTCTGTCAACCCTGTTGGCAATTACAACCTCAACGCGGAGGTGCAAGGTGAGTATTACCCGCAAATCGTCAACCCAATAAAAGGCAAGTAATGGCAGATGTAGACAAAGAGATCACCGTCAAGGTCAGGGCGGAGGACGACACCCAGAAGGCGACGCAGTCAGCGAAGGCACGCCTCCGCGACCTGCAGAAGCAGATGCTTGACCTCGAAGCGGCAGGTCAGAAGAACACCGACCAGTTCCGGCGTATGGCTGCCGAGGCAGGATCGCTGAAGGACGCTATCGGCGACACGAGCGCGCAGGTCAAGGCGTTGGCATCGGATACGCGGACGCTTGACACGTTCACTTCGGCAATTCAAGGCATCGCAGGCGGCTTCGCTGTTGCGCAAGGTGCAGCCGCGTTGTTCGGCGAGGAGAGCGAAGATGTTCAGAAGGCGATGATGAAGGTGCAGGCGGCGCTGGCATTGGTCAATGGTGCTACGGCTGTTGCTAACGCGCTCAACAAGGACTCCGCGCTTATGGTCAACCTGAACGCGGCGGCGCAGCGTGCCTATGCGTTGGCAGTAGGGACAAGCACAGGGGCAATGAAGGCGTTTCGCTTGGCGCTCATAGCGACAGGCATCGGCGCGGCGGTGGTAGCCATTGGCTTGCTTGTGTCGAACTGGGATAAACTGACGGCGGCGGTGCAGCGATTCTTGGGCATTGAGCCAAAGAAAGCGGTTGCAGATGTGACTTTAGAGTTGGAGAGGCAAATCGAAGTAATGGAGGCAAGAGGCGAATCGCAGATGCAAATCTTCGCTAAGGAATTTGAACTTTCCCGACAAAGGATAAAAAATGCTAAAGATGAGGAAGCGCTGGCAGAGGCATATCACAAGCACAACCTATTGCGTGCGCAGTACGAGGTGTTCATCAACAAGCAGGCGCTGGATAAAAAGAAGAAAGATCAGGAGGACTACCTTCGAGCCGTTGAGGCATTTAACAAGAAGAAGGCCGAGAATGATGCGTCATATATCTACGCAGGCGTTGACGGCTTGCAGTTGTTTTTAGACAAAGGCAAGCAAGTAGAGCGCGAGTTGGTCGTCATCAAGAGAACAGGCGTCGCAGAGCAGAAAAAAGCAGATGCCGAAGCCGATGCACTGGAGGCGATGAGGGCGCAGCGTAAAGTAGATCAAGCGAAGCAAGTGCTGCAAGGCATCGCGGACTTAACGACGCTATTTTCCGGCAAGAGCGAAAAAGCACAGCGCAGAGCTTTTGACATCAATAAGAAGGCGTCGATGGGTACGGCAATAATTGACGGCATCACGGCAACGCAAAAAGCGTTTAAGTCAGCACCACCTCCGTTGAGTTACATCTTGGCAGCAGCGGCAGCGGCAGCGGCAGCACTCCGCGTTAAGGCTATCAGCAATCAGCAGTTTCAGGGATCATCGTCTGCCGACATGGGCGGCGGCGGCGGATCATCAGCGCCGCCAACGACAGGAGGCTTCGCACCGGGGGCGATGAACCCAAACAGCCAGCTGCTCAACCCAAATGAAGGTGCAGGCGCAGGGCAAGGTCAAGGCATGCGCGCATATGTGGTTGAGAGTGACGTGCGCACAGTAGCAGGGCGCTTGCGGAGGATCAGCGAATTTGCACAGTTGGCGAACTGATGATATTTAAGGCTATGGAAATACCTGTCTACCTGATGACTATTGACGAAGTTGACGAAGGTGTCAGCTACGTCGCGCTCGTTGAATCACCCGCTATTGAGCGGCCATTTCAGGCTTTCAGCAAGGAGAAGATGCGTTTCACCGAAACCGGCGAGAAACGCGTCTTGACAGGACCGCTGATGCTTGCCGACACTCCGATCATACGCCGCGACAAAACGCGTGGCGAGTATTTCGTAATATTTCAGAAGGAAACGATCCGCAAGATGGTGCAGAAGTATTTCAAGCAGGGGAATCAGCACAATGTCAACGCTGAACATAGCACCGCCATTGATGGCGTCTATATGTTCGAAAGCTACCTGATCGACAGGGAGCGCGGCATCAACCCACCCAAGGGCTACGAGGATGCGAAGGATGGCAGCTGGTTCGGGTCGTTCAAAGTTGAGAACGACAAAGTCTGGGAAGATCGCGACCAGTTCACAGGGTTCAGCATTGAAGGCTACTTCGGCATGCAGCCAACGGACACGGAGATAGAGGTGGCGATAGCGGAGTTTGCTCAAGCCTTTGAGAGTTTTTTGCATACTATCAAACCCAACGATATTTAACACTATGAACCTATCAGATCGAATTTCAGAGTTAACCCGCGTGCTGCGTAGCTTCTCCGCTGCGCCGGCACCAGCCGCAGCGCCGTTGGCGTTCAGCGACTACAAGCTTGAAGATGGCACGATGATCCGCGTGGATGGCGAGTTAGCCGTTGGCACGTTGGTCTACGTCGTGACCGAAGAAGGACTGCTGCCTGCGCCTGATGGCGCGCACTCAATCCCCGAAGTTGGCGTTGTGACTACCGAAGGCGGCAAGATCGTCGAGATCGGCGACGCTGCACCGGCACCAGCTGCACCCGAAGCTGTTGAGGCGCAAGAGGTAGAGATTGAAGTAGCACCCGAAGGCGAAGGCGCACCCGCCGATCCGCATGAAGAGCGTATGCAAGCTATGGAGGCGGCTATCGCTGCCTTGGCCGCAAAGGTTGAAGAGATAATGGCGAAGATGGGCGGAGAGGTCGAAGCTAACGCCGCTCGTTTCAGCACTATTGACACGGCGCTGTCAGCGTTGGCGCAGATGCCTACGGCTGCACCGAAGAAGAGAGCAAGTGACGCTGTTGTGGAGTCGGTGAAGATGAGCCGTGCCAGCAGACTTGCAGAAGTACAAGAAACCCTAAAAACCCTAAAAAAATAACCTATGTCATTTTCAATCGCAACAATCACCGGGTACGTCGAGCAGAACAAGCTGCCTCTGATAACCCAAACTGTATTTGACGCAAAGACGCAGTCATTATTGCAGAAGCGCGTGGGCATTAAGTCGCAGGAATCGTTAAACATCATGGACACCGACGCTGTGTTCCAAGATGCAACCGCGTGTGCGTGGAACGCCGACGGCACTACCACATTCAGTCAGCGTACAATCACTGTCGCTCGCGTTAAGGTGCAGGAGGAGTTATGCCCTCGTTCACTTGAAACGGCTTGGCTGGCATCGCAGCTGACGCAAGGCAGCAACTACGAAGGCGTGCCATTCGAGCAGGCTTTTGCAACGCAGAAGGCGAAGCGCATCGCCGAAGGTATTGAGCGCGCCATTTGGCAGTCAGTGCCATCGGTTGCCGCTGCAAGTGCTTCGGTATCAGGAACGGCAGGATGGGCTGTAGGCGCAACGTCGCCATCAGGTGATGCGCAGTTGAACCGCACAGGTGGTGGTGGATTGCTATGGCTGACACGCTATGGTGCAGGTGCTTCCAGCGTCGTAACCGCGCAGCTTGGCGCTAACTTCAGCGATTCGACGATTGTCAGTGGCTTTGAAACAGCATATAACAACCTGCCAACACGCGT